CGGTCTTTCCATCGTCATGTAGTCATGCCTGATGCTGACCTAAGCGCAGAAGATTCTGATGTATCTGCTATCTGCGCCACCGTATTCACACAGGCTTGTAAAGACGCATACGCCGTAGCAGCACAGGAATAATTGCAGACCAAATAAGACTCGATGAGCTTTTATTAGGAATACCAAGTGTCTAAAGAAACAACCAATTTGTGGAATAAAATAACCGCCATAGTTGCAGTGGCTTCAATGTGCTTTGCAATTATGACGGTTTACGTTACGTTTGTAGCAGAAGACGCCGCAGAAGATGCGGTAGAGGTGGCAGTAAAGCCAGTGGCCCAGACAGTGAGCCAGAACACCATTACTATTGCGGTCCTAGAAACGCGGCTCACGGCTATCGATGATCAACTGCAAGAAAACAACTCCGTGATGTCGGAAATTATGAAGCGTTTGCCCCCGGAAAAATTCTGGGAGGCGGGACAGTGAAATTAACCTGCTGTTTCAATATTCCCAGTAGTTCAGGTTAAGGAGGTGGCAGTGATAGGAGGCATCGTAGGGAGCTTGGTTGGCCCCGTTTCAGGGCTGTTAGACAAGTTTATTGAAGATAAAGACCAAAAAGCAAAGTTGGCCCATGAGATTGGGACCATGGCAGAAAGACACGGGCAGGAGATTGCCCTAGCGCAAATTGCGTTAAATACTGCTGACGCCAGAGGAAACTTCTTTCAATCGTCTTGGAGACCCTTATGTGGGTATGTTTGCGTTCTTGGTTTAGCCGTCAATTTTTTAATATCGCCAATTGCCGCAGGGTTTGGTGTAGTTATCCCACAAGCAGACATGGGCGTGATGATGCCCGTTCTGATGGGTATGTTGGGTCTGGGTGGTCTAAGATCGTTCGAGCGTGTGAAAGGCGTAGCAAAATGAGTTTTAAGTTATCACAACGCAGCCTCGATAGGTTAAACGGTATTGATGAGCGGCTCGTTGCCGTAGTTAAACAAGCAATACACAACACTAAAGTTGATTTTGGTGTTATCTGTGGATTACGTACGGTAGAAGAACAACGTAAACTTGTTAACGCAGGCGCAAGTAAAACAATGAAATCTAAACATATTGGTGGTCATGCTGTAGACCTCATGGCCTATATTAGGTCTAGGGGTTCATGGGAATTAAACCTATATGATGACCTTGCAGACGCTATGAAAGAAGGTGCTAAAACCGCTGGAGTCGGAGTTCGTTGGGGTGCCGCATGGCATATTCCAGACATCTGTGAGTGGGATGGTACAATGGAAGAAGCTATGAACGCATACGTAGATTTACGTCGTAGTCAAGGCAAACGGCCCTTTATTGACGGCCCCCACTTTGAATTGGTGGTGTAGTATGAAAACTACAGTTGATGCAAAAGAAACAGCCCAAGGTGTTAATCCTGCTCATACGATAGAAATAGTATGCGCACATTGCGGATATGACCTTGATGAATTAGAAGTCAAAGCAGATACTTGTTCTGATTGCGGCGAGACGCTAAACCTAAAACAGCACGTGACTATACAAGTTACGACATTACCCGTTGTCTTTGGTGAAACTATGTAGGTGAACTATGGCTCTAAAGAAGTTAGTATTTAAACCCGGTATCAACCGAGAAGTAACACGTTATTCCAATGAAGCTGGTTGGTACGAGTGCGATAAAGTACGCTTCAGACAAGGGTTCCCCGAAAAGATAGGTGGCTGGCAACGTATTTCAAGCGCTTCGTTTCTTGGTGTTTGCCGATCTCTATGGAATTGGACAACATTAGGTAGTATTAACCGTACTGGTGTTGGTACACACCTCAAGTTCTATTTAGAGCAAGGTGGTGAGTATAACGATATTACACCTATTCGTAACACTACTTCTGCGGGAGATGTGACGTTTGCCGCTACTAATGGGTCAGCAACTCTTACTGTTACTGATGTAGGTCACGGCGTTCGTGAAAATGATTTTGTTACGTTTAGTCAAGCTGTATCATTAGGTGGCGCTATAACAGCTAATGTATTAAATGCTGACTACCAGATTGTTACTGTCCCCAGCGCAAATACTTATACAATAACCGCTACTGCTACAGCCAATTCATCAGACACAGGTACTGGCGGAGGATCGGTGATAGGTGCGTATCAAATCCGTACTGGAGAGCCGTACGCAGTACCTTTAACTGGATGGGGCGGTGGTGAATGGAGTGCAGATGTTTGGGGTACAGGTGGTGTTTCTACCGAATCTATACGTCTGTGGAGCCAATTTAATTTTGGAGAAGACCTTGTATTTGGCTCTCGTGGGGGCGCTATTTTCTATTGGGATGCTACAAATGGAATAAATACCCGTGGTGTTTACTTGTCATCTCTTGGCGGTGCGTCTAATGTACCCGTCACGCAAAATTTGATTTTAGTATCAGACATAAACCGTTTTGTGTTTTGTTTTGGTACTAATGATGTTGGTACTGCTACCGTTGACCCAATGCTCATCCGTTGGTCTGACCAAGAAAATGTAGCGCAGTGGACACCGGCATCTACAAATCAAGCGGGGTCCTTAAGACTATCACGGGGAACTGAGATAGTCGCGGCTAAACAAGCACGTCAAGAGGTCCTCGTTTGGACCAACTCTTCGCTATACTCGTTACAGTATCAAGGCGCACCCGCTGTATGGGGCGCTCAATTGGTCGGAGATAATATATCTACTGCCTCTCAAAACACCGTGGCTTTTGCTAGTGGTGTAGCTTTTTGGATGGGTAAAGATAAGTTCTACATGTATGATGGGCGTAGCCAACCACTGCCTTGCAACGTACGTCGTTACGTGTTTGAAGATTTTAATACCTTACAGTATGACCAAGTATTTGCGGGTACAAACGAAGCATTTCACGAAGTATGGTGGTTCTACTGTTCCGCAGATAGCGATACGGTAGACAAGTATGTAGTGTTTAACTATCTCGAACAGGCGTGGTATTACGGCACTTTAGCGCGTACAGCGTGGCTAGATTCTGGACTACGTGATTTTCCCCTTGCCGCGACTTATAGCTATAACCTTGTAAACCATGAGCAAGGTGCAGATGACAACCAAACAGATACACCTGCACCAATTGCAGCAACAATTACCTCTGGGCAGTTTGATATTGATGATGGAGACAGGTTCGTATTTGTATGGCGCATAATGCCTGATGTTACATTTGAGGGGTCTACAGCTACATCTCCCAGTGCGACAATGACTTTACTTCCTTTAGCTAACTCAGGATCGGGTTATAACAGCCCACTTTCAGAAGGAGGAAGTGCAACAGATACGGTTACAAGAACTGCTACTGTGCCTATTGAGCAATTTACAGGACAAGTAAATACCCGAGTGCGCGGGCGTCAAATGTCAATAGAAGTGGCTTCTACTGAATTAGGAGTCAAATGGCAGCTTGGGTCGCCCAGAGTAGATATGCGTTCTGACGGGAGACGCTAATGTCTAATGAACTTCAACGTGTAGAGCCACCCGCTTTGCCGTTAGCCCCAGATACATATGAACGCCCGTTTATGGATCAAAACAGCAATGTTTTGCGGTTGTTCTTTAACCGCCTTGTAACTATGGTTTCTAACGTATTTGCAGAAGACAATGGTGGTAAGTTTATTTTGTTTCCTTACGGTATTTTTTACAGCACTGTAGATCAAACAGCTTCTAATGTAGACACAGGATACGCTGTAACGTTTAATACAATTCGTGGGAACAGTGGTGTTAGTGTAGCTAGTAACTCACGTTTGACTGTAGTAAATGACGGTGTGTATTACGTGAAAACAACTTTACAGTTAGCATCTACTGACGCTTCTGCTAAAAACATATCTATATGGGTCAAGAAAAATGGTACTAGTGAGGTTTATAGCGCACACATATATAACATTACAGGGAGTGGTAAGAAAGACATTGCAAATTGGAACGGCTCTTTAGTGCTTTCTGCAACTGATTACGTAGAAATTTTCTGGGCTACTGATGACACAAACGTGGAATTACACGCCGATTCTGCAACGTCTGTACGACCTGCGGTTGCGTCAGCTGCGGTTGCTATATCATTTGTTAGCAACTCATAGTGTGTGCTTGCCTAATGTAACACACCATCTATACTGGTTGGACCCTATAACAGGAGCGAACCATGACTTTTGATTTTTTAGAATTGTTTAACGCTATCGGTGCAGCGTTAAAAGTAGTCACTAATGACTTCATACCTGCCGAATCCCTTGAAACTCCGATAACTGAAGATGTAACTAATCTTGACAGTTTAGATGTAACACTAACTTTCTTTGTATTTGGAGAGGCTTATGGCATCCCTGAAGACGAAGAAATAAACGATCAGTGGCCCTACGAAAGCGTAGAGTTACTAAGAAACTTTATATTCGAGCACAAAACTAAAGACCCCGAAGACGAGTTTGATTCGATTAAAGCACTTGTAAAAGAGCTATCATGATTTACATGACCCAGTGCCGAACAACGTGCACAATCGATACTACTCTGATTGACGATATACCCTACCCCCAGCACGCTCATATCCTACCGGATACGTTTCGCAGAGCAAAATCTGGATTGAAGTACCCCCCTCATGTGCTGATAGAAAGCCTTATTGACGATGAGCTACGTAGTTATGTGGCTGACAACCCTGTCAAAGGTAAGACAGGATTTATTTTTGCTGCTGGTAATCAGGGCTGGATGGGCAATAACGGACGGTATGACAAAGACCCCGATACAAAACTGCATTACAAGGTAAAAGTACCGTTTATTGTACTAACCAACATATACGCAGGTCGTATTGCAAGTATGTTTGGAGTACATGATCACGTGTCAACAGATGCTAGCGCTTGCGCATCTAGCCTACATGTATTAATGAATATGCAAACATTAATGGATAACTATGGATTTGATCGGGTTATTGTATTTAGTGGTGAGGATAGTGTGAACAACCTTGTCCTAGAGTTCTTTGGTGAAGCAGGCGCTAGTTTGCAGTACAAAGACGAAGGAGAGCGCCAGCCCTCTGCGTTTGATGATAAGAACCAAGGATTTCATATTGGACAAGGCGCTGTAGTTGCTATATTCGAGAAGGAACACGCGGGTATGGCTGACCCTTTAGCTAAATTCGTTGGCGCGTATAGCTCCGCAGAGGACAATACAAACCCTCTAGGGCAACGTGATGACGGTTCAGGCTTTAGTAAAGCTATCGAAGGTGCATTATTTGTAGCCAAAGCACATCAAAATGATGTAAGGTTAGTTAAAACGCATGGAACTGGCACGC